GACATTTCCATAAATAACATACCGGGTGATGATTCATTAAAATCATTATAATCATTAGGAAAATATTGTTTCGTAAAATCTATTAAATTTTTACGAAATTGACCAAAGTCTTTTCCTAAATATGATACATCTTTTGTTACCTCCATAATATTTTTCCTATTCTATTTTAAGTATTCCATCTTGTCCAGCAAATATTGTTATTGTTTCTTCTGAATCTGTACCAGTTACGGTAAATTTAATTGATATTTTAATATTGTGTATCATAGTTGGATCATCATCCATGGTAACAATAATTAATTCTGTAATATCTATATATGGTAGCCAAAAATTTACTGCATCTGTTATAGTAGTATGTATAAAATCTTTTAATGCATTAACATTTGGTTCAAATACTACATTTAATAAATCTGTACCAAAATTTGGTTGTTCATATCGCTCTCCTTTTCTTGTTAATAATAAACTTTTAACATTAGTAGAAGCTTGATCGAAAGTAGTAAATGTTTTTTTAAATATACCGGGACTATTAAATGGAAATTTTACTCCTATAGCTCGATTAGGATTTTGTACATTTGTATCTACTTCGATTATATTATATGCCATTATCTATTTTTCTTTTTATCAATTGCTTTCATTAATGCAGAATAGTCTCTAGTCATAGCATTTGCAATCGCAGCATCCTGTACAGGTATATTCTGTCCTGTTTCTGCATCAATTACGCTTGGAGCTGCATTTGATTGCATAGATCGTTGCATTCCAAAATTTTGTGCATTATTTGACGTCATGACAATATCTTCGTTCATTAAATTAGCATAATCCGAAGTAGTAGTTGTTTCTTTAGTTACTTCAGTTTGATTTAAAATATTTGCAAATTTATTTTCTTTAAACATATTATGTTTTTTAACTGGTTTAGTATTTTTAACAATTTGTTTTGTTGTTTTTAAATCATCAACAGTTGATTGTAACCCTTCTTGTAAAATTTCAGTTAGTTCTTCTTTTATTACTTCTCTAACAGTTTCTTTTACTACTTTTTTTAAAACTTGTATAAATTTTTTCTGTTCCATAATTATTCTCTTTTTTTATAAATATTAACTTTAATAATTTACGACGTCTGGCCAACCATTATTATCTTTAGGTCCGTATATACCATTTCCAGTCGTATCAATATAATAATCTCCTGACTTTCCTAATTCTGCATCCGGAGGGCCAGATCCATTATATGATTGTGCAGGAGCTTCCTGTAACGATGTTAGTAAATCTCGTTGTGAATTAACTAATAATTCAATTGATTCAATTCTTGCTGTTATATCATTAATACCAACATTTAGTTCTGAATAAAATTCACTTCCCATAGTATTATCATCTAATCTACTTCGTTTTGAACCCCATGCAATTCCTTTACCTGGATCAATTTCTCCATTCCATATCCATATATCTCCATTTGAATCAGTATATGGACTTTTAGGAACAGGTGGTTGTCCTGAAGGACTTCCTAGAGTACCACTTCCTTGTACTAATAACCATTCCCCTGCAGGTTGTTTTTCTGGAATACTATCAGAAAAATCATAATCATCGATTGCTTTTCGTAAATTTTGATTAGTAACTAAACTTTCTGTTTCATCATCTCCGCATTTAGTATCTAACTTTATAGCAACAGATGCTAAATTACGTAATGTTGCTTCTAAAGATGTAGCCATCGATGTAGGAATAGTTCCTAATTGTTTAACAGCAACAGTAGCATTAGCTAAAACCATATTTTGTACTATTGCTAGTTCAGCCATTAATGCTGCTTGTCCTACTATAGGAATTAAAAATATAGATGCTTTTATTGCATTAGCTATTGACAATAATAATTTTAATAATTTAATAATTTTTTCTATTAATGGTACAAGTTCCATGACTTTTTCTACCATTTTTTGAATATTTTTAATTCGTGCTAATAAATCTTGTATTGGTGGATAATCACACCCACAATCGTCTGGTAACTTAGCTGCTTCAGAAATTGTAGCTTCTATTTCTAATTGTATTTTATTAACAAACACGTTAATTTGATCAACCATTAATGCAACAGCTTGTGCTGGTAGTGCTGGTATTTTATCTAATGGGAACGAAACTGGCATTTTTATATATCCTTTTTATTTATCAAAGTAATGTCTATCACTGTTTAGTTTACCTATATCAGTTAATATACTTATTAATTTTCCTTGTTGTAACGGCGCTGAAGCAATTCCTGCAGGTCCTATTACTCCTGCATTAATAACAGCGACTAAATCATTTAATATCATTTTTAATTTATCTCCTTTAACTAAAGGATGTCCTGCATTTTCAGCTCCAATACGTACTTCCGGTGTACCTAATGTTATTCTATTAGGACTATCTAATATAATAGAGTCTGTTTTAGCTCTTAAAATTATTCTATTTGCATCTCCAATTAACTGTGATGTTCTAAATTTAGAAACTGGTGAAGATTTTGTTGGATTTCTATATAATTTTAAATCAACCAATTGTTGCATTGATGTTAAATAAAAAGAAGATGCATCATCATTAAATGATTCTATAGTAAATTCTTTATTAATTTTATCAGTATGAGCATTTGATATTATTATGATAGGATCACCATCTGTACTACCTTGCCAAGTTGGCTGCAAACTATATGTTCCGTTATTAACAGTACTTCCTAATCTAATACTATTACTAAAACGTCCTTCTATTATAGTATCTCCTTCAAATTGTTGTAAAGCTGAAACTTCTTTTTCTTTAAACGATTCTCCTAATTCTCCTTGTACACCTGTATCGTTAACATTTGATGTTTGAATTTCAGAAATTCCTGGTAATGCATTATGATTAATATTTGATTGTATACCATATGCAGGAAAATAATACCATTGTCTTCGATATTTATCAACTGTGCTAAATTCGTTAGTTCCTAGGAATACTAATACATGTTCTCCAATTAATGGTATATCTTTTAATCGTCTATTAGCCGGCTTACATATTAATTCTTGTGTTTTTTCTTCGTCATATGTACGTACTAATATAGTATAAGATGAATTTATATTATCTTTATTATATTTATATGTTTCTAAAACATTATTATCTATTACTTCAGCTAATAAAAAACTAACCATCATTGTTTTTCTCCAATGACTCTTTTACATTGTTAATTTTTTCTTGTAACTCTTTATCTTCATTTTGAATTTTATCAATTTCATCTGTTAATTCTTCTTCGAATTCAGATTCTGCAATTTTTAATAATTGATTTTTTTCGTCATCACTTAATAAAGAATTTTCTCCAGTTATAGTTTGTTGAGTTGATATATAACGTTGAACTATTGCTGTTAATTTTACTAAATGATCATCATTTTTAACAGCAACATCTAAATACTCTTTAATTAATGGAACTATTATAGTAGCATCTGATGCTGTACGTATTAATGGCTGTAATTGAGAAATCAGCTGATTAATTTGTCTATCTTTCTTTTTAGAATTATGATAGACGTCTGACATTAAGTCAGAAAAACTTTTACCTTTAAATAAATGATCGTTAACATCCATATATAGATTCCTTTTAATATAAATATTAGAAGGGCAAATTCACATACTCAGTTTGTTCATATTCTAAAAACTTTGTTGAATATATATGTTTTAAAACTTTTATTACTTTAGTAATATTATTAGTTTCTAATCCGGTACGTTCTCTTATAAATACATATAAAGCTTTTTTATTGAATTGCTCGATATTTTCACGTTCTTCAAAAATATGTAATATAGAATCAGCTACATGTATATCAGTTTGACTTGTAAATATTGAATTTATATTATCATAACAATATTCTACATAAGCATCCATAAAATATTTTAATGTTTCTGCCATTTCTGTGTTATGCATTTCTGTCATAACATTTCGTTGTTCATCTATATTTATTGGTTCTGATTCTTTTTTTAATTTTGCATATCCTTTTTGATTTTCAGCAATTAAATAATTAAATGAAGTTCGAGTATAGTAAGAGTATGCTCTACCTGCATTAGGATTAAATTTATCTAATCTAATTGTTAGATATGTAACTAAATCAGTTTGCAAATCTTTAAACGATGAATCAATATATTCACATTTCATTTTATTAATAAGATTTTCTGATAATTTCATAAAAGCAGGAAATATAAATCTTCTATATATTTTTTCTTTTAATACTGTAATTTCAGTTGATCTATTATATGCTGAAATTGATCCTTCTGTAACTTTAGTCCAATATCTATTTGACTTCTTCTTTTTTCTTCCCATTAAATTCTTTTTCTAAATTATCAATAACGTCTCTTAACATTTCAAAAGTAGTTCCAGCTTCATCGTCTTTTTCAAAAGCTCCTAATCGATCTATTTCTTTCATTGATTCATATGATTCATTTATTTTAGTATACATATACTGACTCATATCTTCTAACTCTTTTGTATATTCTTCTAAATCTGAATATACACCAGCTAAAACATATGCTCTATATATAAAATATGCTACAGTGCCTGATAATAATACAATACATAATATTAATACTGAATTCATAATTAATCTTTATCTTCTTTAAAATCACTAAAAATATCCATTATTGATTTATCAATTTCTGGATTTTGTTCTGCTAAGTTTTTAATAGCTGTCTTTTTAGTAGCTTTTGTTTTTGCTGCTACTGGATTAGGTGAATTATTTTTATATAATCTCCATCTTTCATATTCAATTTGAGATGCCATATGATCTGCATGATGTAATAATAATGGTAAATTAGTTTTTAATTTGGCTTGTGCTGATCTTGCAATAAAATATGGTTTATTAGCATCATCATATATACCATCGTGTATTCTAATAGCTTGAAATTCATTCCAAGACATTTGAATTTCATATTTTTGAAGTAAATATATAGAAAGATCTGGCACCATTGAAAACGGAATATTTTCATTATGCTTATACATTCTTCCCATATTTTTTCTATGCCAATCTGATGTTTCTACTTGATATACTTCTCTTCCTTTTCCAGGAAATCCACATTTACCTAAATCATGATGCATT